GCCGGTACAACCAATTTATCTTCTTTTAATTCTTCAGCCATTATTTTATTCCTGGGATTTTACTGTTTCTTTTTCTGTGTCCGTTCCACGCAACAAAGCCACCTAATCTTAATGACCAGTATGCTAATCTATTCATTGTGTAGAAACCATTCACTATAATATTGATATCTCTAAAAATTTCGTCTGCTCTTTTTTGTGTAAGTTCACCCATTGTGTCTTTTTTGTTTGCTTTTAACAATGTTTTATATTTGTAAGCATAGTCATGAACAAGTCCACCAATTAGTAATACGCCTACAGGTGAAAAGAAAGTTCTAAGGAATTTAGGAATACTTGCACCATCAAATTGGAATCCTGCTGGGATAACGTATTCTGTTCCGTCTATGTTGTATTTCCAATCTTTTGTAAGTTCCCAGTTTCTAGTTGATAGCAACCATAAAGCAATACCTTTCCAGAAGCCTTTGCCTTTTGTTTTAATTTGTAAAGGTTTAAGTTCTGGGAAGCCTTTAAAATTAAATTTCATTTTTGTTTTTGCTCTTTTGTCTGTAAAATTAATCACAGCGGCAACTATAACAACAGCGATTAACACTGTCCATTGCCAAAATTTCATTGCTAGTCCAATTATAAATTCCATATGTGTCCTTTTCTTTATAGTAGTATTTATTCAGTACCTTCGTAATACTTCTTATACTCCTCTAATAGATTATTTGTTTCCTGTAATTTTTGTCTGATTTGTGCGAAGTTTCTTGCAAGAACCTGGAAGTCTTTATCTGTTATTCCGAACAACACAGGATCTATACCTGCTTCTTCAAGTTTCTTGAACACTTCTTCTGCATTTTCACTTGTGATAATATGCCAGTAGATCTCTTCCATCTGTAAAGGTGTTGGCATAGGATAGTCTAATTTTTCTCTGGGTTTTTCAACTGAGAATATTTTAATTTTCTTTTCGCCACCTATACTACAACCTGTTAGTAATATAATAAATGCTACTGCTAATATTTTATTGAAATGGTACATAGTTTGGATTTGCAAGTGCCGGGCACTCTGGGTTGATTTGTGATTTTAATGTTGCTTTTAATTCTTCTTCTGTATGTTCAGCACCTGATGCCAACTCAATACATCTAGCGGCATTTTTGCCACCACCGTTAACAATACGTTCAATTGCTTTTGTTCTTTCTAGTGCAAGTTTGCCGATGTCTCTATTTTTCTTTGTGAATCTCTTGTCTAGGTCTTGTAAATCTTTTTTGAAAGTATTAATTAAAACATTCAGTTTCTTGTTGCTTTCCATTATTGCTTTGAAATCTTTTTCTTGTTGTTCCAACACTTTGTTCTGTTCTGCAACTGCTGTTTCTAGTTTGATTTGATTTGCTTTTAGAGTGGCATTGTCCGCTCTTAATTTCATCACATACATACCTGCTCCTGCAATACCTGTTATAAGCAGGATAGTGATTAACATTTTTATTTGACCAAATATCATTCTGTTTCTAATTCCCCACAACGACAGTGTCTACACACTTCTATTTCGTATTCTATTGATCCTTCCGAAGCATATGTCTTTTCTTTTCTAGTAAGTATTCTACCTTCATGACATTCATTGCCACAGTTGAGACAATATTTTTTATTCTGTTCCATAATTAACTACTACTATTTATCTAGTAAAGGACAGGTTTCCGCTGATCACCATTCTTTTGTCTTCCTTATTAGGTTGTGCTTCGTGTGGCATAGCACCAGGAAACAGCACACATCTACCTCTTTTAGGCTTTACTTTATATACGCCATGATCAATGTATGGGTAACCATAATTATAGAACACAGTTTCAGCAGAATCATCACCACAGTCTACATAATAAACAAAAGACCAATCATCTGGAAAAACACTGTGAATGTGTATTCTATGCGAGTGGGCAGTTTCATAATGTTGTATCCATGTGTGTTTAAGTTCCATACCCACATAGCCATATTTGGAGCCTACTTCTTGAAAAAAGTTTCTAATGACTGGTAATAATAAATCTGCTAATTCTTTTTGAAGTGGTTCAAAAAATGAAGTATTGTGTTCACTTATGTTTTTTAATTTGTAATTTTTACAAAATTCTTCAAGTTTTTCACTTGGTTCTAAATCTTTATGGTAAAGTGAAGTTGAAAATGTATGGGTAATTAAATCACTCATTATTCTATTAATCCAGGCTTGTAAACTGTTTTGCCGTTTTCTTTCATAGCAGTAAGAACAGATTTACGATTACCTTCGGATTTGTACGATACGTGTACCCATCCTGAATCAGGTATACCTGGTGTATAGAATTCTAATATGAGTTGGTCGAAGTCTAAGGTATCTTCAATCCATTTTGCCACTTGATAATTGCTGGTGCCTGGACATTCAATATCTACTGCCTCACCTTTGCAATGTTGTGACTTAGATGAACCTCCAACCGCTTCGTTAAGTTTAGGTCCTCTGTATCCTGAATTAATAACTGTAACTCCAAAATTATCTCTTACAGGTTGCACTACATTTTCAAATAATGATTTTGCACTTGCAAGATGTTCTTCACCTGGTGTGTTATCAATACCATGTCTTAAAGCCGTTTGGCTTTTTGTAAATTCTTGCAGTGTAAAGTTTTTAGATAATCTCATGTCTCTTAAGTACCACGCAGTGACCATTGTTTTCAAATACCAAATTTTCTCCTACTTTGGTAATGTTGTAGTCACCAACATACTTACTTAAGAAAATTATTTCAGGAAAGGCTTCAATCTGAATCGATTCTTTTAAGTTGTCGTATATGTCTTGAGTGTAACCCATATCTATAAATTCAAATACTAATTTGTCAGCATATTTTTTCTTCATTACAACATTGTTATCTTCCATATAGATATCATCTAAATGACTGTCGCCAAAGAAATTTTTATAATTTTCCATTTGGTTTTCAGTGGTTTTGATATCATATGCTCCAGAATCTAAAGGAATTTGTTCATGTATGTGTTGTTCATCTGCTGGTACACTTCTAAAATTTTTGTAATATCTGAATCTTAATTCTGGTAAATTTGATATCTTCTTAACACCATCTAGTATTTCTAGTATCTGTGCAGGTGAGTTTTTGGTTCTTTCTATTTCAACAAATACTCTGTATTTGCCATCCGCTTGTTCACCGCTTGTCTTGTCTGCATCTAAAACATAAGTGTAACCTGTTTCAATAAAATTCACAAGATCTTTTGCTGGTTGTTCACCTTTGACTGAAAAACTTAATGTAACAATATCCTTGTCATCACCCATTTTAGATTTAAATGAATCTATTTCAAAAATATTATCTACTGTAAATTCTAAATCGTTTTGACGAAGTCCCATTAGATTCCTTCCGGTGCAATACTGTCTGCTTTTTCTACAGGAGTTGAATCATCGACTACTTCGCTGTTTGCAGGTTCTTGATTATAATCCTGTTCTATTTCGTAACCACTGTATATTGTTCTAATTAATTCTTTAGGCATTCTTATTTGCACTATCCAAACAGGCATTTGATCAAGTTTTCCTTTTTTAGTTCCTGGTCTAAAATCATCTTGTTTTAAAACTTTTCTTGGATAGATATATACATCTTTTTTGTAAAATACTTTACAGCCATAATCAGTTAATCTTTTACCACCACTTGGATCAGGCATTTCTTCTCTTGGCCACATAAAAGAACAAGTAATAAAGTGTCTAGTGATTTCAGGTCCTGATACTAATTCACCATTTTCCCAGTTATCATACACATACAAATCCAACTGATCCAACACTCTTTCAAAGTCCTTTAAAATAGTGAAGGCAGTATCGTTGTCGTATACGTTTTCTACTGCTTTGATTATATCCTTAATATCTTGCATTATATGGTACCTTTTTAAGTATTTATCATTGTGGCTGACATAAGTGCATAGTTTTATATACCAACAAAACTAGTAAATATTTTTATGCAAATCAACTTTTTGCAAATAACAATAAGGAGTGCTAATGGGTAAAAAAACATCCAAAAAGCGCCTGAATACACTGCCAATCAAACAATTCCAACCAGATAAGCCAAAACAAGTGAACATTGTGCCACGAAATGTGACACAAGAATCATACTTGTTAAAACTGCTTGATCCTAGCAAAGATATAGTCTTTGGAGTAGGACCTGCTGGTACAGGAAAAACTTTGATTGCTGTACAGGTGGCAATTAAAATGTTCAAAGAAAAACAAGTTAATAAAATAGTGGTAACACGTCCCGTAGTAAGTGTGGACGAAGACCTAGGCTTTCTTCCAGGTACATTGGAAGAAAAAATGGCGCCTTGGACCATACCTATTTTTGACGTGTTTAAATTATACTTCACCACGCAAGATATAAGAAATATGCTTTATGAAGGTATTATCGAGATATCTCCGCTGGCGTTTATGAGAGGTCGCACTTTTCATAACTGTTACATAGTAGCAGATGAAATGCAGAATGCTTCTACAAACCAAATGAAGATGTTATTAACAAGGATCGGTAGACACAGCAAATTAGCAGTCACGGGAGATCTTCATCAGACAGATAGACCTAAAGATAATGGATTGTCTGACTTCATTGAGAAGTTGAACAAACGTGCAAGTAAACTGATTGATATAGTTTCATTTGCTAAAAAGGATGTACTAAGGCACAAAGCCGTGCAAGAAGTTTTGGATATTTACGGAGACTGAACTAAATTAACGTCCTGATTTCTTCGTATTATATGGAAGCCAAAAGGTGTACAACATATACCACTGGTTTCGCCTGGATGCAATCCTTCTAGGTAAACTACAAACAGTTTATCCATCTGTTCTCTTTTTATGAATCCTAAGTCGCCTCCGTTGGCTTTTCCACTTGGACAATCGCTGTACATTTTTGCGGCTTGTTCAAATGTTAATTCATTGTTTAACATTTTCTTTTGAATGTCTGCAATTAAAAATAATGCTTCTTCTCTAGAAACATTTCTTTGACTTCTTGTTGCGTCTTCGTGTGCAATTAATATATGACTGGCTCTAAGCATTTCTTAAATATTTCCAACTTGCTGGAAACTCCTTGTTACAAATATTATGTATTTGATTTGCAATTACACGTGTTTCTTCTTGAGTATCTTTAGCACATCTTAAATTACATACTCTAGCAAATGCGTATAATGTGCCTGACCAAATCCATTCAGTCATCATTGATTGAGGCAATACCATACGTGCTTGTTCTGGTGCTATTCCTTTGTTTATTAATGTGTTGTATATAATTTTACACTGCTCCATGGTTACATTTAATCTATGCTGTTCATTGCTGTCAATTTCCACAGTTCCATCAGAACCTTGTTTACTGTTCTGAGGTCTTCCTCGCCACTCTTTAGGTTCATACAATTCAGGTTCATAGTCAACATAACGTCTACTGATCTCGTTCCAAACCAATCCAACCTGATGTTTTACTAATTGTCTTGCTACAAATATAGGTGCTTTGATTCTAAACTGTAAACTTGCGTGTGCAAAGGGCGACCAATGTTCGTGTTCTGCTAAAAATTTTATCAGTTTTTCATCTTTAGCATCAAATAAATCTTTTGTTTTCGCATAACTTACTCTCGCGGCATTTACTACAGATAGGTCACTGCCCATCTTGTCTACAAGTTCTACATTCATTGTTTTACTACCTCTCTTAATTTTGATTTAGGAATATCTACATTTCTTTTGTCGCACACTTTCGTAATGATACAAGCATCACAATCTGGATTTCTAGATACACAATGTTTTTTTGCGTGTGTAATTAACCACATATGTGCGCCGTATTTGTATTTTGCAGGAGTGGTTTCATTCACAGTGATAGATGCTTTGCCTTCATCTAGACTGTCTGCCCAACCCAATCTCCAAAGCAATCTAAAAACATGAGTATCAACTGCTATGTGTGGTTCACCAAACACAAATCTCATTACAATATCAGAACTTTTTCTGCCTACACCAGGCAATGTCATTAATTCTTTTTGAGTTTGTGGAACCTTACCATCGAATTTTTCTAAAAGGATTTTGCTTGTTGCAAGTATATTCTTAGACTTCGCATTATGCAATCCTGCTGGTCTGATTGCTTCTATAACTTCTTCTCTTGTAAGTTTAATCATGTCTTGGGGTGTGTCTGCAAGACGGAACAATTGATTACAAGCGATTGCTGTGCGTTTGTCTTGACTTTGTGCTGACAACATCACTCCTATCAGACTTGTATATGCTTTGCTATAAATTTTTGATTTAGGTTTTTTGTTAGAATAATAATGATATTTAGAAGCAAGTTTTTCGTATATGTAATCTATATCAAAAGATGATTTCATTTGCCTTTAAAATATTTTTCAAGTTTATTTGCTTCACCTGAATGTTTTTCATAACCTGGCATTGGTTCTTTTTGAGTGTCTAACACTGTCCATGCTTCTGACCATTTACGATTAAATTCTACCCAACCTTCTCCCTCTGGATCTGAATCAGGTTTAATTGCATCTTCTGGACACTCAGGTTCACATACTCCACAATCAATACATTCGTCGGGATGAATAACCAGCATATTTTCTCCCTCATAGAAGCAATCTACAGGGCAAACAGATACGCAGGTGGTATGTTTACACATCAAACATTTATCATTCACAACGTATGTCATTAATATCCTTTTAAAGACTCTTGAATCCAAGTTGTCAAAATGTATTTGTCTTTTTGTCCTATTGGTGGGTTACCTCTATGCGTGTGTGTCCAATCAGCGGGCCAAATTAACAATCTATTTTTCTTAGGCACAAGTCTTTTGTTTTGATATAAAAATTCTGTTTCACCTGCTTCGTCTATATCATTCATGTATAATTGAACAACAAGTTTTCTATGTGAACTATTTCCTTCAGATTCAAAATGCCAATTATGAAATCCTCCTCCAGGTTTTATTTTTTTCATTTTCAAACCTTCGCCTTGCATTTCATATTCAGCAAGGATACTAAATTCTTTTTTGTATATTGGATATATTTCATTCCAAAATTTTCCGAAAAAATGCTGACTGAACATTGCAGGCACGTGTGCTATTGTCATAGGATCAGCAAGATATAATTCGTCCATATCTCTATCATGTTTTTTTGTACGATTTTTTGTTTGTTCTACAAACTTTAAATTATCTTGATCATTAAAGAAAGATATGAGTTGTTCTATGTACTCCTCTTCGAATACATTATCAAATATTCCAATGAATCCGTCTTTCTCAAATGTTGTTTCCATTAGACACTCGCTAATTTAATCATTGTTGCCGCAAGATTTATTTCAGGATCAGAAACTAATGTGTGATCAACCAGACCTTGTTTAATGATTAGTATTGCTTTTTCTTGTTTTTCTTCATCACCAAACAGTGTGATATTGTCATACAACCATTTGTAGATATCTTCTATTTCATCTGGACGTGCTTGGCTACATACAAGTTTTCTTGCTTCTGTAATTTTACCTTGTTTGAACAATTCTGTCATTTCAAGTTTATAATCTGCTTCTGCTTTATCAGATTTGTTAGGAGCCAGTAATTGACCTTCTTGTGAATTAAGTTGAACTGTGTTGATGCACTTTCTTAAATCAGGATAGTGTGCTTTCACATATGTGTCTAACACATCTAAATCTGGAGTTATACCTTCATCCATTAAAATTTTTGCAACTCTTGTTGTAAATTCTGTTTGATCAATACGTTCAATGTGAAATCCTTGACATCTGCTGTGAAGTGCTGGAATAATCCTGTTAGGATAGTTACAAGTTAAAATAAATCTGCTTGTTGTATGATACTCTTCCATCACGCCACGTAGTGCCGCCTGTGCATTTGGACTTAGATAATCTGCCTCATCTAGTAGCACAATTTTAAATGCTCCAAATGGAATCATTTGCACGAAGTTTATGATAGTGTTTCTGATATCGTCCACACTGTTTGTTCTACTTGCATTTATTTCAAGTATATCCAAGTCATTGACTTCTAATTCATTGAACAATACTTTTGCCAATGTTGTTTTCCCTATACCTGCATTACCACTGAATAATAAATGCGGAATAGTTTTTTCTTTGATCCATTGCTGGACCTGTTTCTTTTGTTGTTCATCTCTAAAGACATAGTCATCTACTGTCTTAGGACGATATTTTTCTACCCAAAGTTCTTTCATGCTATTGGTACCCAATATAAAATTGCAATAATCATTATAGTTGTTATTGCTAGTGCTGTCAAGAGTGGACCCATTATTTTTTCCTTCTAGTTGTTTTCATTAAAGTCATCATATAAACTATATTTGGCAGTAAGTTCTTCTCCTGCTTTGATAGGCTTTACTGTCATCAAATATTTTACAGGCAATTGATGCCAAAAGCCTGCAACGTTTTTACAATTAGGATTATCAGAATGATTATAAAATGCTCCTAAGGCAGTTCTAATCGCTCCATGTGGAAAGTTTTTATTTAGAATGTGTACAATACCTAGTATGACATCAGCGTCAAAGTCTTTGGTTGCAAATACACCTAAACCTTGCACATTAGATTCTTTGATTGTGATTCCGTTAGGCAATGGTTTGTACATTAATCTTTCCTATAATATTCTTGTCCTATTCCACTTAATATTAAAGCAATATAAAGCGGAATCCACCACCAACCATTAATCATATTTGTTAAATGCAAAACCATTAACACAATACCTGTCAGTCCAGTAGTGTTCAGTCCTTTACTTCGTATTTCTGGAATTCTCATATCTTAAGTATATGATGTATTGCTTAATTTGTCAAGAATTATTCTGCTAATGCAGTTTGATTTGAATCCGTTTTTCTGGTAAGTGCGTCTGTTGGTTTTTCTTTTGATGTGCCCAAAACTGATTTGGCTTCAACTGCTCTTACAACCACTTTGCCTTTTGAATTTTCTAATGTGATTCCTCTTGTCCATCTACCATGTTCAACCAGAATCCAATCACCTACTTCATAATCATCTGTGTTCTCGTGTCCTTTGGCAATCACTTTGCCCCATCTTGGATGAATACCTCTAGCGATACCATCATCACCTGGCATAATAATTCCGCCAGCAGTTTTCTGT